ATCGTAAAGCTAAACGTCTTACCTGCTATGCTGCGTGCTTTTGATGAAACTTTCCCGACAACACTGGACGCCCTATCCAATGCGTCAAGGACGACCTGGTATTTGGTTTTATTCATCTGGTTTAGCCGCTCTTGTGTCTTCTGATTGGCTTTGTCAAATCCGTTTATTTTCCGCGTTGCCTGGGAAACGCCAGGATCCGTCTTATCCTCGACGTGGATAGGTATTTCAATGCGAAATGTTTCAGCTGCCATCCATCACTCCTCCTCTCTTTCGTTATTTTCTTCCTCAAGCTGCACGCGCATAGAGGCTAACATGAAAGCTCTCACTCCTGGCGGCTTGGCCATGACCTCGTCCGGAGGAATGCCCATCCGCTGGAATATGTGATGGAGCAGGGTGGCCATTCCCCCGGCCTTTATGAGTTTTTTGCGGTTTCCTCCACGGTCACTGAATAACCGCTGATTTTGTCGATGAGCTCAAGTACGGCATCCTTCTCTCCTGCAAGCAGGGTCCTGTCGATCATGTCAATACCGTTGAGCACATTGATGGCCTTCCAGGCGTTCTTGTTGTCCCAGATCTTTGCCCTGTCCTCATCCACTGTTGCCTGGTAAATCAGGGCGCTTCTGTACCTTACGGTGTCGGTGTGTTCAGGGAATTTAATTCCGAGCTGCTTGTTGCGGACGTATTTGGTGTACTTTTCTTTGCAGGCCTGGTACTCTTCCTCGCCTAAAGGACGGATACGGAATTTAAAGAGGACCACGCCGTTTCTTGCTATCTCGATGGTGTGAATGTTATCCTCTTCGGCCTTGTAGTTTGCGGCCGCCAGCAATCCTTTGAGGATGTCGTCCTCATAAGTCCTTAACTGACCCTTGTTTTCCTCTTCAGTGAGCTCGATCTCTTCGAGATTGGTTTTTTCGATTTTATCGTTTGCCATGATTTTATAACCTCCTTAAATTAAAAAATTGGCCGCCCTGGTGTGCAGGACGGCCATCGATATTTGGTTATATGCCTGCACGCTTTCATTGCGTATTAGGCGGTCAGTAAGCTCTGCAATTCCGGAGGATCGTTCACAAAGAGGCTCCATGCTCTCTTGATGGTGTCTCCCACGGAAAGGTTCTGCAGATCTATGGTGCCGCTTGGTACGCACTGTCTGTAAATCATGCGCTGTTCGCTTCCGTTGCGTCCCTTCACCACGCCCTGGAAATTCCAAGCCGGCATTACTCCGGTCTTCATTCCTTCGAACAGCTCCTGGATGAAGCGCTCGTCTGCGATTACTACTTCTGTGAAGGTTAGGGTCACGCCGTAGGCCTGGAACACTTCACGCTCTTGTGCGTTTCCCAGCGGCTGATATTTAGCATTTGTCACATTGACCTGGGTCTGGAATGTTTCAACGGTGGCCAGCATGACGCCCTCGTCGTTATAAAGTGCGCCATCTTTCCCGGTCAATACTTTCCTGGCGTCAATCGGTGCTCTGTTATTTAACATGCCTTATCCTCCTTCCTTAAGATTCAGGCGAAAATCTGAACTTGAAGGTCAGATATGCCTTTTCTATGCTGTCGATGTCGTCAACAGCAATTACAAACCATGCGCTGTCTCCTGCAGGTGGATTGAGCGGATCCTCGTAAACGGTACCGTCCAGGAGTTTCTTCTCGCCGATCATGGCGTTAACTACTCCCTGGGCCGCAGCTATGAATGTTGCTCTTCCGTCACTGTCGTTGTTTATCTTGCCGATCAGTGGATCGGTGGTTGCTACGATCCTTTCGATGAGCTCAAACCTGGTCTTGGTCCTGCGGATTTTCTTCCAGCCTTCATCCTGGTTGCCGCTTGGTGTTACCAGGGTGTTGATGGCGCTCTCTATCCAGATCTGGTCGCTTGCGTTAACTGTGAGAACGAGGCAGCCTTTTTGCAGTGCCTTCTCAATCTGGCTATTTGTCAGCGGCTCTGCAAGAGAAACAAATCCGTTTATCACGGTATGGGTCAGGCTGGTGTTGGAAGCTACGGCTGCTATCATACCTCCGATCCTGGCCGCCAGCTTGTATCCGTCATACAGGTTTCCGCTGGCGTCATATGCCGGGTTCAAGACGTAGACTATTTTCTCGTCGTTGAAAGCTGCAGCATGGTTCATTCTGGTTTCAAGGTCCACGCTCTTTGTCTCTGCCAAGCAGGCCATCGGTGTGGCGCCGGCCAGATAGATCCTCTGGATGAAGGACTGAACCAGTGCATGAACGGCCGTATCCTCGGTGTCTACACATAGCACATTCCACTTGCCTGCTTCCAGGACATTAAGCGCTGCGCTGTATTCGGCATTGGTTACGGTCGGGTTGGTTCCGGCCGTCATTGCTGATTGGGCTACTGCTGCCAGCAATTTGCTTCCATCGGCGAGCTTTTCTGCCGTGAAGTTCTGGCTGTTTGCGAATGCTGCCACGAGAGCTGCCGGCTCTCCTGACCCGGTTGACCCTTTCGCAAATTCCACCTTCTCAAACTCTGTGGTTCCTGAATAGATGATGCATTCGCGCTTATCGTCGTTCAGAAGGCTGTCTCTGATGGTTACATTGAACGGACGGTTGCCGACGTATTTTGCGGTAATCTTCACCACGTCAGCTGAAGCGCTGTCTTTCAGGGTTATTGTTGCGGCGGTTCCTCCGGATCCTGCTCTTACTGCTTTTACTTTGCTGCAGCCTCCGTTGAACATCTCTGTGATTGCATCTACGGTGAGCTCTGTTCCAAAGATGGAAGCTGCCGCACTGGGGCTGTCAAGTTCTACGAGCTTGTTAAGCGGTCCCCAGTTTGCCCTGATAACTACTGCGCCTATACCGTTTACGGCTCCGGCCAGCGATACTCCGCCGGCGTTCTCGTATCTGGTATAGACACCAGGGCGAACTTTCTTTTCACCTATCGTGAAAACTCCTGCCATGTTACTTGACCTCCTTCGTCATGAAATCTTTTACTATTTTTGCTGCCTGTGTTTTCGTGGCCTTTGTAATGCCCGCCACGCGGAAGGCAGCTATTACGCATTCAGGCATGACCTTTTTACCGAACACTTTTTCCGATGCTGCAGCGAGCTCTTCGGCCGTGTATTCGGGCTCCTGGATTGTCTGTTCCACGGAGCTGGTCTTCTTGGTGTTTTCGCTTTTTTCAGCCATAGAGTAACCTCCTATTCCTCATAGTCTGTTCCCGCGAGCTTGTATTCGACCGTATATCCTGCGGTTGGCTGCGGTGCTACGCTGACCTTTACCTTTTCCTCCAGCTTCTCGCGCGGGATATTGGTCCTTGCCAGCACATGCGAGTATTTTGGCCTGCGGAGTATGCCAAACCGCACATTTATTCGAAGCTGGCCGGTAATGAGGTAATTGGCCGCGCTGTCGGCTTTAATGCTCCGTATGAACATAGGAGATGTGTCCAGCATTGTAACCTCTCCATGGTATGCCAGCGTGTCTACGAGGTATTTCAGCCATTGCAGTCTTGCTTCCGCAGTTGGTGCGAATATATGGCCAGCTATGCTCCCGTGCATCCAGACCACTGTATTTGTTTCCTCGGCCGTTTCCAGAGTTGCAAGCCTGAAATAAAAAGCAGGTCTGTCGTTCGCTGCTGTGAAGTAGTCCTGGATCTTGTCCCGGCCTATCAATATAGCGGCCGGCTCCCATTCCTTGATGAACTCGTTCATGGCCATGATGGGATCCGGGTCTGTGGTTTCTTGGCAGGGAAAAGCCAGCACGTCAAAAAGAATAGTAATGCCGTTTACATGGGATCCTTTTAGCGTGTTGCTGCTTACTTCGAAGCTGTCGGACCTTACCCAGGCCAGGCAATACGGAGGCTGTTCTGCCGGCTGCATGAATACGTCGCATAAAACAGCGCGCACTTCCGGCTCTATTTCTTCCGGAGGAGTTCCGGCCTCGTCACACCATATGTTGAGCGTCATTAATCCGGAGCTTTGCCTTTCCGGGTTGGCCTGCATGTCTACCACGAAATCAATCCGCGGATACTGCTTTTTCCCTTTCCAGCCTTCCTCCTGGTCCCCGGGAGCTGCCTGGTAGAAAATTGCCGGCAGTTTGTTGAACTTGGCCAGCTTGTCCGTTAGGTCCTGGCTGGCTATAAGTCGGTTATAAATCAAATCCTCCAGCGTCATTATCATTCGCCTGCCGCGCCTTCAGAATTGATGGTCTCCATATCGGCGGTCCATTTGACCGTCCACCTGCCGGCAGCTACCTCTGAAGCAAGTATCGTGAAGTAGTTCGTGACGTTCCCCAGGCCTGGCAAAAATAAAACGGTCAGCTTTTTATCGCTCACCGCCGTTATAATTCCATTCCTGGGTTCATCCCATGTCTCATGCTTCGCTCTGATTAAATCTCCTTTATGCACGCTGGCTTCATCAAACACTATATTGACTGTGTCTTTAATTAACGGCATGGCTTCCCTCCTTCCCTGAATTTATTTGTTTATTTGAGATATGGCTCGCTGTAGATTTGCTTAATCTTCGGCTTTGCCGCCTCGATTATTGGTTCCTCGAATGGACGCGGCTTTATAGTGAGATGGTAGTTTATCGTTTTGGTACCGCCTTTTTTCAGCTTCATGGTCTTTTGGACCTCGCCGTCATATCCCTCTTCGAGGATAGGTGCATATTTCACGTCCGTGACAATTGCAGGCCTTACCGTCAGGTTGCTGCCTGCTATTTCGGATCCTGTCCTTGGTTCCCAGCTCATGCGCAGGTTTCCGGTCCTTACTGCCGGCGGTTCCCCTGGCGCCGACGCTGTGTATTTGCTGCTTGAAAAAGGCTTTTTATAAACGCGGCCGGACCTTTTGCCACGCAGGACATTGAGTGCTGCATTTCGGAGTTCATTGGCGGCCCTGAAAGCTCTGGACTTCGCTTCGAAGTTTATTTGGTCCACGATTTTGTCTATCTCCGGCTTAATCTTGATATTCATAGCCATCGAAGCGTTCCTCCACATAGTAAATGGTCCAAAGTCCCAAGGCGCCCGGTTCATCTACTCCCTGGACGAAGAATATTCTGTCTCCAAAAATCAGGCGGTCTTCCGGATCCCTTATGGGATGCTGGAGCTGCCGCCATCGCTCCTTTTCCTGGGGTTTAGCCTCGGCCAGGATACCTCTTATTGTCACTCCATCGTCGCTGTATCCGCTCTTTGCTCTACCGCGTGAGCTCACGGTCCTGTCCTTTTTCTCTACGGTGAAGTCTTTGTAAAGGTTCCCTGGCCTGAGATACATGTCCCCGTGCCCTCCTTTCGTCCTGCTGCCGGGTTATCCATCATTCCTTTGTAAAAGTAAGCGTCGCCGCCTATCGCGGCCGGATTTGCACTTGGCACGGAATAGTTTAATTCGGCCTTGAGCTCCTTGTACATCTCTCGCCATACTTCTACGCGGGCCTGTAGGCCCAGGGAAAGAGGCCCGACGTCGGTGTCTACCTCATATGAAAACCTCCGGCATATGCTTTCAACGAGCGCCAGCTTGGCTTTTTTCCATTTGTTCGGGTACATTTCCAAAACGGCATTGATTTCCTCGTCGGAGAGAGCTGCCGTTTCAGCTCCACCCTCTACCATGGTGTCGCCAAGTTCAAAGCGCATCCTGTCTTTGCCTTTTTCCTTGATCTTTGTTGGGTCGTAGGTATAGCTTCTCTCTGCCATTATGCATCACCCTGACCCTTATCCTCCTTGGTGTCGCCCTGCTCTTCCTCTCCGCTGGTCTCTATTTGCTCCACCCTTTCCAGGATTGCTGTCTTGACCGTTTTTCTATAATCAAGCGCATCAATCAGTATGAGGATTTCCTCTTTGTCGATTTCGCCCACCGCCTTGGCAGCCTCCTCTGCATTAAGCTGCAGGGTAGCAATGGCTTTTATTATGTCCTCTGGCGTCATTTCCAGCTCAATTAGGCCGCCTTTTGCCGTGATAGGTATAATTATATTCCCCGGTTCCTTTTCGTCGTTTCTGGGCGATTCTGGGGCTTGTCCGGCGGTCTTTTGAAGCTCGCCTACCTTCGCTCTTAAAAATTTGTTTTCCTCCAGTAGCACGTCAACATTTACGGCCGGAACTATAAGCCCTTGCTTGATTAAGACCTTTTCGCGGCTCGGAAGAACGGCATCAGCAGGAATAGCGTCGCCTTCAGAATAGGCGACGCCTCCAAGTACACACGCTTTTTTGCAAATGTAACCGTAACTGTTACCGTTCATCTGTGCCCCTCCTTCTCTTATACGCACTGGTCGAAGTAGATTGCCAGATCGTCGCAGGTCTTCTTCATGTCGGTGGCCATCAAGCCTTCGATGAACTCTGCATGTGTGCCTTTTTCTCCTTCGTATTGGTCAATTGCGATGTACTGACCGTTGCCGAGCATATCCCAGGTGAAGATGTAACCTGCGCTGGGCTCGTCAATTGAAGGATTGTCGGTTGCATAGCAGAGAAGTGCTCCGTCGGTTGCGCATACAAACTGCATATCTTCCTGGCCGATGCCGCCTCTGTTGTAGGTGCTTTCGAGAACCTTTACTTCCTCGATCTGAAGGATTGCAGCCAGAGCTTGAGGTGTGACGATTGCAGGGTTAGCAGTGCTGCCGGTGTATTTTACCCTTTCTACGATGTCAGGATGGTTCTTTAATGCGTTGTAAGCGTCAACGCCAAGGGCCAGCCTGTTGGGTCTTCTACGTCCTGCCTGCTTGATGTCCTTAATTCTGGCATCAAAGAAGTTTACAGGGTCGAAGTTGGCATCATTGAATTTCAGGAACTGGTTAGCGCCGGGGTTAGCTGCTACGCCGGTCCATACGTTCTGCCATGCCAGCGGGTTGAAAAAGTTTGCAGCAAAGATGAGATCCAGGTGGAGCTTCAGCTGCTCGGTGACAAATCTGACTTTTGCTCTTCTCGGATCTGCTACGCCGGGAGCCTTTGCTCTCTGGTAGTTCAAAGCGTCGATCTGGTCGATACCGACGATTACCTCAGGCTGAACCTTTCCGAATGCAGGTTTCCTCTGCACGTTGTCTCTCGCAAGGTCAGCCTTGCTGAATGTGTAGTAATAGCTGGAGCTCAATGCTACAGGACAAACTGGGAAAATTGAGGGTGCCACAAAGTCTCCTTCCTCCTGGAAGAAAGCCATGGACATGTTTGTCAGGTAGTTATTAGGTCTCCAGCCTTTAGCGATCTGTACCTGAATGTTAGATATGCTTGTTCCTTTCATGGTCTGCTATTCTCCTTTCCTGTTGGTTTTAAGCCGGCATTTTGCCTGACTTAACAATTTGTACTTTGATTACCTGGCCTGCAGCAGTGGCGGCTTCGAGTGCAATCGCGGTGACATAGTCTCCCTGTGCGGCAGTTACTGCTGCACCGTTTGCATTGGAAGTAAGCTCTGCACCTGCTGCTACGGCATCTCCGGTTACCCAGAGGCCGATGTCCTTGATCTGAACGGTCACATCATCGCCTGCATTTACGAGTTCCGGCGTTGTTGCAATGAACAGGCCGATTGCATTTTCGCCTGCTGCTGCAGGTGCAATGTTACCGTTGACGTCAAATTTTGCAGCATGGAACGCTGCATTTGCCATTTGCAATGCTGCCCTTCCGGTGATTACCGGGCTATCATTGATTCCTGTGCTGATAAACATGTTCATTCCTCCTTATCTGTTTTTTTCGTACTCATGTACGAGTTCGGGGTGAAGCTGGCATGCCTTGTCGATTGCTTGAGCTCTCGTCAAGTTAGGCATGGATTTCTGGATCTCGTCGGCGTGCTTCTCGATGGCTACCCATGCGTCAACGGTGCCAGTGCCGCCTTTCTTGCCTATCTCGGAGAAAACTCCTGACTTCTCCACAGCTTCCACGCTGGCGTCGAGTATGGCAATCATCTGCTCATAAGCATTGCCGCCGGATTTCTTCAGGCTCTTGAAGAGAGGTATCAGCTCCTCGGGCTTCTTGCCGATGATCTCATACTTCTTGGCTATCTCGGCCAGCTCTTTTTCCTCCGCCTGATCTGCTGCCTTGCGAAGTCTTTCAAGCTCTGCTTTTACTGCAGGATGAAGTCCCTTGTAGATGTCTTCCTCTACTCCGGTGTTCTGGTTATCCCCAGCCTGGCCTGCGCTCTTGTTTACGTCGGTTGCTGCAGGTGCGGCGGGATTAGGATCATTTTTGGGCTCGTCCGGAATGCCGGCCTTCTTTTCGATGGCCTCAAGCATCGCGAGCTCTTCGGGTGTCAGTTTGCTCTTATCGATTTTCATGTCCTCCATGTCTCCTTTCGTTTTTTGTGTTTTTGGTTTCTTGCATCCGTCCTGAACAGATGTGTCTTCAGGATCTGTCTCCGGATCTTTTTCCGGATCCTTTTCCCCTTTGGCTATGATAGCCTCCAGCTTTTCCTTGGCCGCCTTGGCTAATTCAAGCCTTGCGGGGGTGATGGGCTGCTCGTTCTTGGCGATTTTGTTTGTGGTTTTTCCCTGCGCCCATGTCGGGATCAGCTCTTTCACAGCCTCTGCGAACTCGTTCAGGCTCTGCTCCATCATGCCGGGTTTATCCTCTTCCGGCACTTCATCATCGCAGATAATGGAGCACAGGCTTTCCTCCAAGGCGTAGCAAACGTCCCAGATCTCACTGGTTACTCTCCTGCGCTTCTGCTCGTCCATCTTTTCTCCGAATGTGGCAGCTTCGTAACCTTTGGCGATCTGTTCGAGTGCTTCACCGACGTGCTCGTCTTCAGCTATGCCCAGAGCCTTTGCAATAGCAGAGAAAAATTTCTTGACTGGGCTCTCGCTTTTCTCACCTCCTTTCGCTGCAGAGGGTTCGGAAGATTTTGCTCCCGGAGCGCCGTCTTTGCTCTTAAAGAGCAGGATGTTTGCCTCTGGGTTTGCTCCGGCCTCTACAAAATCCACCTTGGTGATTTTTAAGTCCTTCAATTTGAATGCCATTTCCGCGTCTCTCCTCCTTTCCCGGCTTGATTTTTATAAAACAAAAAACGACGATTGCTCGCCGTTTCTTGATTTACCGTTATTCTGTTATTCCTCTTCGGTGATTTCCTCACGGACGGCCTCTCCTTCAATGCTGAACATCGGATATGTGCCATCCTTGACCTTGTCCCAGACATCCGGATCTAATACCTTGAAGCCTATCCACCATCCTTCAGGCAGCGTCCCTTCCGGAATGTTCAGGATTTTCATTTTTTCCTTGGTGAATACCATGCTTTCTATGAGCACGGCCACTCCGCCGCGCTCGTGCTGCTCTCCGCCTTCCCGGTAAAGCTCCACGAACTTGTACGCAGCCTGCTCCAGCTCTTCCGTGTCGATCATGTCCTCATGGTAGTCCTCTATCTGTTGGCCGCCGGCTGTAACCGCTACATTGGCCCAGCCAAATGCCAGCATTTTGTCGTCGTCTGATTTCTGGATCTTGAAGCGACCTTTTATCACTCCCGATGTGGATTTCGCCGGCGTGGCCGGTTTCTGCTGGTCCTTCTTGATGCTCACCAGGTCGCTGAACTTGGCCATCGTTATCTACCTCCTTCCAAAAACGCAAAAAGACGGGGATCTCTCCCCAGTCTTTTTTTAAATCTTGAATTCCCTCCGATACCATTGATGGAGGTCCTCTGTTGTTTGCAGCTTGGCCGCCAGCGCTTGCCCGCCTTCGACCAGCTTGAAGTATTTCCGCTTAAACTCTCCGATCCCCAGAACTTTGAACTGCCATTCTCCCTGTATGATTCCCGTTGATGTGAATGTAAAACCGTTGTCGGTCTCCTGGGTTACCTTGCCCGGCAGCTCGTGTCCTCTGTTGGTGTCAAAGAACCGGAGGGCCTCTTTGTGAATGTGAACATCCAGCGCTATCCCGGTGAAATCTCTTTCTCCCGGTGGCTTGAAGACGTATACTGCTCTTTGGTCTATCATATCGTAGATCCCACCTTTACAAAATCTTCTATCGGTATCCCGTTTACTGCAGTAATGTGCGCCTGTTTGAACTTCTCCAGGAGTTCTGCTCGCAGGGCATTGCTCTGGCACGATATTCCGATGAATGTCTCCTTTGCTATGCCGTGCCTGAACATGATTTCATTGCCGTACCGGTAGCTTGTGGCCATTCGCTTGATGAATTCCACCGGTGAGACTCTGCCGGCCATGGCCGACGGATCCGAGCTCCCGAAGGAGTCTCCCTCGTATGCGTACCAGTCTGTTCTTTCCATGACTTTGGGATCAATGAGAATGCGGTACCGGTTCCCGCGGTAGCAGTCGTCAAACCTTGGGTTGCTTTTGCTCTTGACGCCTAACCTGGTAAATACATTATCGCTGCCGCCGGTCCTGAAGTCTTCTACCGGGCTTGCTCCTGTGCGCCTCATTCCTGCTCTGAAACGGTTGTTATTTGACATCAGGCCTGGGCTCTGAATAATCTTTACGATATCGTCTCCATCCGGAACTCCGGTCCAGACGTATTTCAAGCCTTCCTTCTTGTATGCCTCCACGATGCCCTCTTCGACGTATGTTGAATATCCGTCAAAGACTTTTACCAGCTTCATGTTATTTATACGCTTCGGGTCTATTCCTTCTTGCCTCATTATCATATCCAGTTTAATCGGTATTTGCTCCGGAGTCAAACCATCTAATTCCTGGATACGATGCGGAGCGTGTTGCCATACAAGTCGGCTCTTTTTGAGGATCATCTCTGCTTCGCTGTCCGGATTCAATAAAAGATCATCAAGCTCCAGCTTCTGCAGCATGTTTCTCATGTTCGCAGCGTCTGCGGCTCCGTTTGTGGTTACCGGCGTTCTCAATCTGAAAAAGCCGCGCCAGCCGTTGTACCTTCTGGTTTGGCCATCGATGTAAAGCTCGAATGTGGTTTCTCCGTCGGTTACCTTTATGGTCCGGATGGAAGCTCCGAGGTCCGCCTTGGAAGCAAAGAGCTTTTTGACATCGTCTGCGAGCTCAAATTCCAGCTCTCCTATTTCTCCTATGGGCTTCATCTTGTCCCATGTCTTGGACCATGCTTCCCTGGTGAGTTTTCCGGATATTTCGTATACCTCGTATTCGGTACCGCTTGCGTCGTCTAACAGGCGCATTCTCCTGGCCGTCAAATTGAGGCCTTCAACGCTGCCCTTGTCGCTCCTGACTGGAACTCCCAGCCTTTTCTCCGGAATAATCGACGCGTCCTGGAACACATCATCTGCAGATATAATCTCTTTGGCCTTTTGTGCTGCCGGCGTCCTTGCTGCAGCTTTCCTTGCTGCCTCGTTGGCCAGCAGTCTGTTTCTTACCTGGGCGCTCATTTCTGGTGCTTTTACCGGGTCCGATATTGCTGTTACCAGCTGGGTCTTATTCATATTGTTGTAGTATGGGATCTGCTTTTGTTTGGCCAGTTGCTTAAGCTCTGCCATGTTCATCTTTTGCAGGGTTTCCGGGCTGTGTGTTACTGCCGTTAGTGGCTGTTTCATATGCTCTGCAGCCTCGTCTGCCCAGACGAACACTTGTTTTTTTCCGGTTCGCTCGGTGAGAAGGTCACTGAAAAACTGACGATAGTCTTCTCTTAACCGGTTTTTTCTCTCGACGATCAGGTCCAGCAGCTCCTCTGCTTCTTTTCCTTTCCCGTGAAGGGCCTCTGCATAGCTCCTGAATATCTCACGGTACTGGTCGCCCGGGATCGCCTCCACTCTCTTGATGTAGGTCAATGTATCCTGCAGATCCAGATCTATTTCTCCTTTTGCGAACCTTCGGAATAAAGTATTATAAATCGGCTCTGTCTCTCCATAGGTTGCATTGGGGTGGTATGTGTAGCTCATCTGCTGGGCGCCTATTTGCTTGATGTACCTGAAAGCCTGTTCTTTGTCTGTTCCTATGAGCCGTCCTGCCTCGTCCATTACGAAGTTACCACCATGGCTGTCAAAGTTGGCCAATAGCCAATCAGTTACATGCTCTCTTTGTAGCTGCGCTGCCATTCCTGGTGGTAGCTGTTCACTGGTGTATTGCCAATGCTTCAGGTCTATTTTGTCGCTTATGGTTGTTATTCTCTTCTGGAAGGCTCCAAACTTGCCGCCCAGTTCCCCGGTTCCTACGGGTACCGCTGTGTCTGGATCTATTATCGCCTGGACCTTATATCCGGCCTCCTGGACATACGCTCTGAAGGCTTCTGGTTTTCCAGCTTTGCTTTGTGCTGGCTTGAATAGCCATTCCTGGCCGGTATCATCGATGTATAAATGCATTTCTCCGGTTCCTCCGAGATTTGCCTTGCCTTTGTATTTCATGCCTGGTGGCATTTTCTCTGCCGGTGGTATTACGGGCTTTGCCGGGTCCGGAGGTTCGGGCGTTGGTATCTGATCTTCCGGGCTCCAGTCCTGGATCACTTCCTGCTCCGGTACCGTCTTGTATTTCGGCGGTTCCTTCTCCACGTAAAGCAGCGCGCATCTGCAGCGTGGGTGAGCTGGCGGCGTTTGCTTCTGACCGCTGTATAACTGGTTGCCTTTGAAATCAAAATCTGCGCCCATCTCCAGTTCGACACCATCCAGGGCTCCACATATAGAACATACGAGTTCGTCGGCTGCCGTGCTCCAAACCTTCACCACCTTGCCTATAAGGTTCTGCTCCTGGGCTTGCTTTATTCCCTCGTCAGCTCCCTTGTTATAAGCGAATGCCATTTCTGTTGTGGCTATGGTGAATGCTCTTTGCCTGTGCTGCTTGGCCGCGTATTTCGCCGCTGCTTCCTGGGCTTTTTTCTGGGCCGTTGATTCCTTCATGCCTGGGTTGTTTTCCAGAAGAGTTTTCTTCACATGCTGATAATAGTTCAGGTTGGCCTTGGCCTGGACCTTATTTAGGCCAATTGTCGCCCGGATCGTTCTGGCCAGCTCATCTACGGTGAAGGCTCCGCTGTATGCATGCTGCAGCATGGCCGATATTGCTTCCTTCTGTTCCTCCGCTATTACCGTTACCCATTGGGCACCGTGTTCGTTGATCCATTTGAGGACACCCTGGCTCATGGGGTCAAAGAAATAATCCGGATGCGCTGCCATCAAGTCTGCATTTGCTGCCTGCATGGCCTCTATCCATAGGGGCTTCAGGTGCTCGTTTACAAAGTTTGCGTAGTCGTTTTGCCAGGCCTGGATGGTCTTCACGTCGATGTAGCCGTTGAGGATTGCCTCACGCAGCTCCTTGTATGTTATTGCCTGCTGCTGGTCGTTCCATAGCCTGGTGAGGAAATAAACCGGCTCCGGTTCCGTTGCGTCCAGGAATGCGTTTAATTTGTCGAGGACCTCTTGTGCTGCTTTGCTCTTCCTCTTTGCCTTGTGTATCGGGTGCAGGTGAATTGACTTCCGGATCCTGAACATCAATCATACCTCCCCAGTCGCTCCATGGCCTTCTTTACAGCTTCATCGTCGTCCTCCAAATCTACCAGGTCGTCACTGTCTGCCTCTTTGCCAGGCTTCACGTCAGAATTTCTGTCCCTTGCCGGTTTTGGCTGCCTGGGGTTGGTCCCATCATCCAGCCTTTCCGGCAGGCCGGCCACTTCTCTCACGTAATCTTCGAGATGGTCGTCCGGTACCAGTACGCCGACGCCGGTCATATCCTTGATGTAAGTTGCCAGAGCCTGAATGTCTGCGCTCTCGATGTCTCCGTGGCCCAGCTTCGGATAATCGGTAATGCCGGCGAAGTGTTGAGCATTTAAATCAATCAGCGCCGGGATTGCCTTGTTGTTAAAGGTCTCGCAGATGATGTCCAGGTATGCTCCGACGGCCATTGCAAAGAGTTCCGTCTTGTCGCTGGATAATGCAAAGCTGCCCACCTTCTGGTGACCTAATAAAACAAAATCGGCCAGGACGGTCATTGCTATCCTGGTGTCGTATCGCTCGATGATTGCATTGGTATCAAATTGCCGGCGTCCTCCAGTGCTTAATAACTCCAGCTTCCATCCGGCCGGCAATGTCAAACCTTCGAGGCTGTCTCGTCTGATACTCTGGACGATTCGGTCTGCGGCCAGTCTGACAGCTACCATTTCTGGGTCGTCTTCATCCCAGATGTTCATTCCCTCCGGAGCTGTCAATGTCGGAAAACCGGCCAGGTCTCTTTCGATACCTATTCCCTCTATCTCCTGGATCCTGCGCTTGAAGTACCAGCTGCGGTATGCATTACGGAGAATGCTCTTGCCTTCCGGGCTGCCTTTTCGGCTCTTGGTCCTGAATATCAGCAGCTTTTCAATCGGTATCGTTATGAGCTCATACTTTGGCGGCGGCATCTGAACCATTCCCATGAGATTGTCCTCGTCGTCATATAGCCATTCCCATAGGGTCTCCTGCGCTCTGATCGGCAGCTTGCGCCATCCTATGAGGCCATCGCTGTATTTGCTGTTTAGTCGAGGATCCTTGCTCTTGCCAGCGCGCCGCTTATAAACGATTTCGTGAGCGCTCCATCCGTATGTCAGAAATGAAAGGATTTCAGATATCGTGTCGGTCCAGGTGTCCTGCATATCATCTAAACAAGACATAACAAACTCTGCGGCCTCCTCGTCCTTTGTTGTGGGTCCTCCTGGTTGAACCGTCCAGGACACTTGCCTGATCAGCATCTCAATTGCATAGAGAATTGCGCCGATCACGTCGTCGTTTTCGCTCATCTCCTTGTAAACCTCGACGCCTTTCCTTCCCTGGAGCTCCTTCAGGAATTCCTCATAAAAGAAGCCGCCATATCGCTTTTGCCCTATGCGGCCGATTTCCCTGAAATTATCGTTAGCCATTTACTTTCTCACCTCCCTTTCCGCCTTATCTTGGCTACACAAACATGAACCCTACTATCTGCACATTGGAGTTTCCTTTCAGCCTGAATTCCTCGTCGTAGGCGTTTTTGTAGTAGTCTATCTTTGTGTGCAGCAGGGCCGTGTTTGTGATAAGCTCGACGGCTTCGGTTGGCAGCTTGACAGCTACTATCAGCATTTGTGCTGTTGGTCCTTTCTCTTCAGCCTCCTGAAGGAAACGGGCCCTTAATTGATAGCCTTTGGTGTCCATGATGGATCTCTCCTCTCTTTGTTTTTATTTATCCCTCCTTTCCCATCCTACCCGTCGCACTATATAGTGATAGGTAATAGGTAAAAGGTAATAGGTTAAAGGTAATAGGGTACCAGCAGGGCTCGTTCTGTGCTTTTACTGTGCTTGTATGGTGCTTGCACTGTGCTTTTTGCAAAGCCGCATTATTGCTGGGTTTGGAACGGTTGAAGCGAATAAAAAATAAGCGTTTTGAACGCTTTTGTAAGCTCATCATTTTTGTGTCGATTTTTATCATTCGACGCTGTTTTTGAGGTTACCTCACCTTTTGTTGTGCTCTCCCTGTGCTGGGTTGGTATTGGTATCATTCAAGCACCATACTTGCACTGTGCTTGTATAGTGCTTTTTGTTATCGCCGCCAGTAGCTGCTCTTTGTGAGCGTACTGGTCTTTGGCGGTCCTGTCATGGACGGTTTATCCATGAGATATAAAATCCCTTGCACCAGGGCGTCTACGGTATCCTTGTATGTTCCCTTTGGAAATATCAAAAGGTCGTTGATCAGGTCGTGCACCCATGGGTGCGTTTCCGGATCCGGGAACCAGATGTTCCCCGCTTCAAAGTAAGGCGTTACGCTGATTGCACGCTCTTCCTTGCTTCCCTTTGGGTTAAACTCTACCATGCCTGGGATCTCTTTTTTTAGGTAGTCGACAATGGCCGGACCGTTGGCCTTGTTCTCTATAACCTTCGCTCTGGCCTTTGGCCACTTGCCGGTTAGTGTTCGAACCGCGGCCGCGCTCTCGGTGAATGTCATTTTGTCGTTCACCAGGTCATGAATGTAAATATTGGCTCCGTTTCTCCCCATGACTATGCCTGCACATTTGGCGCTGCCTTCACTTTTGGTGAACGGCATATCCCAGGATTGAATGAGCATGTTCTGGTGCGGTGCGGTTTTGAAGAAATTCCCCAGCCATTCTCTCTTGAAGATAAGACCTTCAGCCGGCGCCGGTGTCTGCTGGAATTGGCCGGCGTATTGAGCGCTTCCCATGGACTTTTTAAGGCCTTCCAGGGCCTCTTTGTCAAATCGTCCTGGATTGAGAAGGTCTCCTTCCTCCCGGATGAGCTCCCGGCCGCTTATCGGGAAATGAATAACTGTTCGCTCCGGAGCTTCTGCCGGCAGACATATATGTTCATATCCCAGCTGCTCTGAAAGAATGTATCCGGTTAGGTCGTTCTCGTGCAGCCTCTGCATGATTACTATTATCGCGCCCTTTTTCGGGTCATTCAGACGGGTCTGCAGGGTGTTCTTAAAGAAAGCTATCGATGCTTCTC